CAATAGGATTGTCAGGATGATGGTTTGTATGATAGATAGGCATAAGCGGACTGTCAGGACGTTTTAAAGACCATGTACCATCAATACCCAAGGTAAAGGGAGCATACTTCTGTTTAATTGCATGACCTTCAGGAAACCTAAGAACCATAAAATTATCAGCGTACTTTAGCTTAACAATTGCTTGTCTATACAAGTCAACCATCTGCTCCCTAGAGAATGATCTAGCATTACTTTTAGGCTTTGCGACAGGGGAATCACCAAAGCCAGTTAGTAAGGAGTCATTAGACTGTAATGCTAGATCATGACCAAACTGTTTTAAAACTGTATTTACATCTTGATTAAGATGTTTTATTAAATCTATTACTCCCCCACCGACTCCTGCTTCATGGTCATAAAATGTTCCGTCTGATAGGTTGAGACACATACTCCCCTTGCGACCCCATCTATATTCATTAGATGAGGTGCTAGTAGGTTCTCCTAGTAGTTGTTTTGCAACATCAGGAGCTATTCTTTGCCAATCAATATGTTCCATTTAAAAAGGAATATCGTCATCTGATAGTTCATTTTTATCGACCATCTCTTGCACTTTTTCTGCAAGACCATCATTAGGACTCTTAAAAGTATCTTCTACTTCCTCATCTTCCTTGCCATAGAAAGCAGGTATTTCAAAGTTAGCAAATCTAGGTGCAAACTTAGAGAACTCAAAAGTTAGCTCTGATGACCTGCCAACTCCAACCTGTATTTCTTTTGAGCCTTTATACTCAACAACAGGTAGTGAATCACTATTTGCATCCATTTGATTCCAAAAGCTACTTAGTATCTTATTAAAGGCACTAGATTCAGCAAATGTGTATCTACTCCATATAAGTGCATGGTCATGTCCATGAGGCATAACACAGCAACTAAATGCTCTTTTCCAGTCATCTCCTGGTTTGTCGTTTGCATTACCAAACTTATCATCCCATACATACTGGTACTCTCCATTATATCTACCCCAACCACTTCTAAATGTTGCAGGGTCTAACTGCAAGTATTTAAAATCAATTGGTGTTTTGCCATTAACAAAAAATTGCTGATCGGCAGTTTTAAAAGCAAGATAAACTTGCTGTCCTTCAGTGGAATTACTCATTCCTCCTAATATATCCATAATACTCTCCTATGGTTTAATGTATTGTTCGTTCAATACTGTTTAAATAATCAGCCTCAAGTCGAGTGTAATTCCTCTCCTTGAAACTATAATAATCCTCATCATTTGTGATACCAAAGACATCACACGCAACTTGGATTCTTTCGTAGGCTTTCCTACAAAACTCTTCAAAGTCTTCTTGGAGCAAATAACTATTCAAATCCATTTGCTTTTTGTAAGACTTCATCTAATCTCTCACATATTTCTGACAGTGGGCAAAGGTAAGTACATTCCCAATTTGGTGTATCAACTGATGTAACCAAGAACAAGGGAATCACACACATTATTTGCTTCCTGTCATACTTATAAATTAGTATAGGAATTAGGTTGTCACCAGCACTCTCAACTGCTTGCTCCCACCATTCATTCTTATACATTGATTTCTTGGCACTCTCTTTATATCTTTTACATTCAATAGCGAACTTATCAAAATATATATCAGCCATGCCTTTTGTTTGATACTGATCTAGGTTTCTTTTAACTCTCGTATCAATACCTTTAGATTCAAGGACAGCGTTGAGTTTGTTACATATAACTCTTTCAAATGCTGCTCCTTTGTTTCTACTGTTTACCATTAATCTAATTTATTAAGTATATAAATTGCAGCTACTACAGTGACTATTGTTGCAATTGCCATTAGACCAACAAAGCCACCAACTATATATAGAATCCAGTCAAGCATTGAAATCAGTCCTTACAACCCTTCCACTTTGGTATTGTATTTCTCTATAGTGACTGCCAGCTCCTTTTTGGAAATAGTAATAGGCAATTTGCTTGTCTAGCTTTTCATTTTTTAACTCTTCTCTTCTTTTGGCTACTGCTTTGCTATTTTGACCCATTACTTTTCTCCGCTTTATATGAAACCATACCTAGCTTTAAAACCATCTGCGAAGCAGACTCAATAGTCATATTGTTTTGTATTGCAAATATCTTGATCTCTTTATGCAAGTCATCAGATATCCATAGTGCTTTTTTTATCTTCTCATCCATTCTAACTCTCCTTTTTTATATTAATATTAATTTAAGATTTTTACCACTTCTTTTGTGTTTATATCCGTTTCATGTCCTATAATCTTATTAAGGGCAATTGATAAACTCTCCATAAATCTAAATACTCTCATTATCTATTTGCCCTTACTCAAAAACCAAATCAACAATATTAGGACTGTTATATATACTTAGAGGCTTACCTTGTTGGTATTCCTTATACTCTTCCAAATATCTCTCCATTACCTTCCAAGCATAGTCCATTTGCTCCTTAGTGATTCTAAATACTTTAGAAGCATAAGGATGTGTTTTCTCTTGAGCTATGAATACAAAACCATCTACGCTATATCCTGCTGACTCTAATCCTCTTCTATACCAGGAGGCCTGCATATCATATCCATACTTGCTGACTGATTTATTAAAAGCATAAGGTTCACAAGATATAGTAGTTTTATAATCCACTATAACTATCTTGCTGTCAGAGTTAGGCTGACTTAAGGGAGGACACATCAAATCAGGCCTACACTTACAAAGCACATCATCTTCATACCAATAGATACTTGCTTCTGCAACTTTACCTTTAGCATTTAAGTAAGCATTGCCTTCATAAATCATATTTGCCTTCATACTTTCTAGTAACTCAAGCTCTGCTTCTTTTAATACTATGTAGCCTTGCTCTTCATAATCAGCCTTCTCTTCCTTGTAGGCTTTTGTATAAGGAGAGCCACTAACAATCTTTACTTCTTTATCAAAAGCCTCTCTGCCTTCTACGATCAAAGAATGTGCTGCTGTCCCAAACTTTAGTGCTGGTGTGCTTTCTTGCTTATGCTCTACAGCATGAAGTTGTGATTGACCAAATCTTCTAATATAACTACTGCTTATACCCACACCTGCATGATAGTCTTCATTAGGTATATCTTTATAGATAAGTGCCTGTCCTTTCCTTTCTGATGCAAAGTTCTTTAATGATTCTATCTTCATCTTTGCTCACCCATTAAATATGCAATCTCTGTTAAAGAGTCTCTAACAACATATTCTTCATTTGCTGTTTGCACTTTGTTCTCGCCAGTAAGGTAGTCTTTGTAGTAACCCCTTATTTGCCTTTTAGTTAAGATCAATGGCTTGACCTTGCCGACTTCATGTAAATGTATATCCATTAAATATTCCCCTTTTGTAATAAGTAAAGTAACCATAAGCACAAGACCATACCTAGTAGTGCTAATCGCATCATAAGTTCATGTTTCATAATTAACTCTCCTTATATTTATTAATTAGATTTTGAAGTTTGTTGAGTATAAACTTAACATCATTTGGTGTAGGCTCTGTACTACCATCAAATCCATAAGATGTTTCATCTATTAATTCGCCAACTTTAATTAACTGTCTATCAATCTCATCAAGTATTGTCCTAGCGTTTTTAGGAACAGTAAAATACTTTGTTAAAGTTGTGTTGTCTATTTTAGCCATGTTATTTAACTCCTTACTTTTATTTAACATACATACATTATAACATAAATATATATTTATGCAAACATGTATTTCTATATATTATATTATAGGATTTAGAACTGGAACTGCACTTAGAGTATCAAGAGATTCTTGAAGTGAATCAATTTCCATAGTGTCAGTGATAACCTTCTTATCAAAGGTAAAATAGTTTTGTGATGATGTGTTGGATTTGAACAGGATTCTTTTGTGTTCATTGTAGAAGAATACAAAGGCCAAAATATCACAATGATAGTTTTTATAAGTTCCTGACATTGATCTTGAGTTCTCAGCAGCAAAGACAAACTTCTTTTCTTTAGTAGCTCTTCTACTTTTGACTTGCACTGTATATTTAGCGTTGCCAAATTCTACAATTAAATCTGCAGGATGTTTTTCTTGGGTTGGGAAGCAGAAGTCTGCATATTCCAAAAGGAATGTTTGTACCAGGGATTCACCCAAAGCACCTAGTCTTGAATTATTTTGATGTTGATCTGATGTCTTTCTTGGCATTTTGACATAAGGCTAACTGCCTTGAATTGTAAGCTGCTCTATTAGGTGTTTGTGTAGCATATTTGCTTCTAAGTATCTCCTCTGATGCTTCTAACCAGCAATCCATCTCCATTAATGCTCTTGTATGTCTAAAAGCCATCCATCCTTGTATGCCCATTTGGAAGGTGCAATCAATACAAACTAACTGAGCCTTCTCAGGAAAACTTCTCCAAACATGCCAGTGCTTGTCTAGGCTCTCTATGACTCTTTTAATATCGTTATCAAGAAGATACATAGCCTCATCTTCTGTTATGCCATTGTCATCAAGATTTCGCCCTACACCTATTGTATTTCTAGGCGGATTTGCGGTGCATTTGTATAAATTACAAGATAAGCCTTCATGCTTAACTAGCATTTCTTTTACATTGTCTAACATATTATTTTGTGTGAACGCCTTTTGTTTTTTCAAAGGTTCTAAGTGATGACATCCCAAGAAGAGATAAAAGGATTGTAGTAAGTTGCGAAAAATCAAACTCAAGAGCTTCAAGCTTTAAATCAACTCCATTGGCAACAGCTAACCAAGTTGCAATAGGCAATATGCAATAATGTACAGCCAAGCTAAATGAGCAAATCCATAAAATTGATGGCCTAGCTCCTGATACAAACCAGTTCCTGTTTTTGGCTTCTTCAGAATTGAGAGCAATTTGTGCTTTATCCAAAGATATAAGTTCTTTTTGTAGTTCATGCGAAAGTTTTGTTTTTAAATCTTTATCAACAACAAATTTATCTAAAATGTCGCTGACTGGTTCGATAAGTTTGTCTATCATATATTAATTAAAATTAAATTAAACCTCTAAGGACTAAAGTAAACATACTAATTAGTATTGTTGTAAGACCTGCTAATAGCCACCCTTTCATACTATTGACTGATGCTTGTAAATCATCAGTTTTTCTATAAATAGTCTTCCAGCGTTCCTGACATACTGCATCATGTTTTGCAAGATCAGCAGCCACATCATTAGCAGTCTTACGAGCAGCCATTATTCTTCTTCTACAACCTCTGACTCAACAGACCTTTCAAATGATTTGATACATAAATCTTTATAATCATTAGTGATAACATAATCATCATAATAAGGTTGTAG